CCAAGTCCAACGCCCCCAGACCGCCGTAGGAAGTGTCGCCGAAACTGGACCCCCGGAACGGCAGCCGCTCGCCGTCAGTGTTCACATAAAGCTGGTGTCCGCTTGCCGGGTAAATGTCCTCACTATCTTTCATCAGCCCCAGTGCCTTGACAATCTGCGGGATACTTACGCCGCTTGCTGCTGCCAGCTGTGAAAGCGCAATATTTGTGTTGAACGTGGAATTGGTGCTGGTCCCTATGACAATCTTACCGCTTACAACATCATAGTGAAGCGTCCCTGCCGTCCCCGGATTGACAAAGGTCCCATCCGGCTTGATAGCTTTCCACTCCGTGCTATCCGCTGTCATATCGCAGTCAGCTTTCATACAGTTACCATACGGGATAATCTGGATTTCCCCTGCTACAATGCGCAGCCCTGCGACCCATTCCCACATACACCCGCAAAGGTCCGCAATCCCTGCCGGGCTGCCGTCATGATACCATGTGACCGGTCCGCTGCCCGTTGCAGTCCTGCCGCCCTTGTGGTCCCCGTCAATGTAGGTGTTCACGCCCTTTTCATAGGCTTTTTCATAGCTTCTATCCCAGTTCGTATTCCCACGGGGCAGGAAATTGTTGCGGTTGCACCACAACATGATTGCGCCCCATAAGCCATTCGGGGTCAGTCCCCAGCCCGCACCTTTCCTGCGGCAAGCCGCAAGTGACGTGTCAAAGTCAATGTATGCTTTCGGGTCTTTCATGGGCAGGGAATATGCACGGTCATTGACCACAACATTGATGTACTTGGAAATGTAAAGCATTTCCCTTTCCACGCCGTCCACCTTGAACACGTCCAGAACGTCCTGCGTCCCCCCGGTTATAAGGTCAGAGTATTTCATTTTCGGAATACCGACCATGATAGACGGCTTTTCCAAATCGTCAAAAATGACCTTGTTATTGCCGCCAAAAGAAGCAACCGCCATGCTTAAATCATCAAAATTGCCCATTCTCTCATACCTCCCATAATGTGATTGTGCAAAGTGAAATGTCGAACGGAATAGGCACGGGGATTTCCCGCACCTCCCCGGTCATTTCGTCTTCGCCGTCCTCGATAACGTCATAACGCCTTGCCGGAATGTCAATCTGGGCTGCGTACTTCTGCGCCGTGCCGCCCACGCCAATCACAATGCCGCTTTCAGCGTCAATGCAAATGTCCAACGTCACTGCTTCGTCACGCTCCCTTGCCGCCAGATTGATTGTCAGTTCATCATCACCGAACGTGACTTTCTTTCCCCCGGACACTGCAAAATCAATGTGCGGTCTGCCCGGTGTCTTCTCCACTACTTTAATTTTAGTAGTATCTTTTGCCATTGCCTTTACCTCCTTTTACTACTTCAACCGAACGGGCAGCAATGACTTCCGCTGCTTCCCGCTGGGCTGCTGTCCCTTTTCCCTGCACTCCAAAAGAACGCAGCACCGCTTCTTCATGCGCCCTGCGTCCCTCCTGCTTGATTATTACTGCCGCCGCCATCAATAAAACCCACCTTTCACATATAATTTCACCTTGACGCTTTTTGCGCTCCCGGTGGAAGCCACCTTGAAGCCGTTCAGCAGCTTTGCTGAAATAAGGATTTCCCCCGGAAATCCCCCGGAATACTCCACGACCTCTGCCGCCACGGTATAGTCTGCGTGGTTGCGTTCCTGCGCCAGTGATACGGTTTTCACGGAATTGTTGAACGGGTATTCCTGCGAATTTGTCAGCGTCACCGTCATTGTTTCCCCGGCTTGGTCTTTCAATGACTGCTGCTGGTGTATCGCACTTACCGCCATCAGTGCCGCCAGTTCCCCGGCATTTGAAATGCCGTCTTCCATGTGGTTGAAGTTCGTTGCGTTCTGCGGCGTTCCCTGCTGGATTATTTCACCCTCTACCGGGGTATGGGTTATCGTCCCATCTTCGTTCCGGCTTTCCGTGTATCGGTTCTCAAACTCCGTCACATGGTCCTGCCATAATGTAGGGCTATACATTGTTTCACACCTCCTTTTCTACAAAGTCAAAAACAAATCTGTACAGTGCGCCCTCTTGGACATTGGAAAGACTGATATTTTCTGCTTTCTCTGCCCATAGCTTGCCAGCCGTGTTGTAAAGCTGCACTTTCTGGATTGTTGCAGCCGTCCCCAGCTGCGGCGTGATTGCAATATATACCGCAACCCTGCCGTCAGAAAGCCTTTCCCTGCGGTGTATGACTTTCTTTTCCGCTTTCCCGTTGACCGTCACAACCGCATAGGAAATAATTCTTTCAATAAACTGCTTGAAGTCTTCTTTTGCCTGTGCTGTCAGCATGGTTCTTCCCTCCTTTGCTTAAAGTTTCCGGCTGCTTCCGCATTGCTTGACAGAAAACGAAAACCCGGCAGCCTGCACCGTGTTTTCCACCGCCCCGCCCTCCGTCCGCTGCACCGTGCTTCTGTCCGGGACCGTCCCCGCTGCCGGGCTTGTGAAAACGTGGGCTTCTGCTTCTCCCTGCGCTTCCACTGCCGCCCCTGCGCTTCCCCCTCTGTGGCTGCGCTGTGGGGCTTCTCCTGCGTTTTTCTGTCCCGTAGGTGTATTTCTATACCCATAAGCATTTGAAGCCGTTTCTGCGGCAATCTGCGCTTTCTGGTTGTGAAATACCGTGCTTCTGTCCGGGTCCGTACCCGTTGCCGGGCTTGTGAAGCTGAAATGTCCTGCTTCCGTCCCCGCTTCCATCACCGCCCCTGCGCTTCCCCCTCTGTGGCTGCGCTGTGGGGCTTCTCCTGCGTTTATTTTCCCTGCTGGCATATTTCTATACCCAAACACATTTAACGCCGTTTCTGCGTCAATCTGCGTCAATCTGCCATGAAATACCGTGCTTCTCTCCGGGATTGTCCCTGCTGCCGGATTGACAAAGATAAACCCTGCCGCTTCCGTCCCTACAACAATGCTGCTGCCGTAGTTCACGCCCCGTCTGTTCCGCTGCGGGTGGGTCCCTGCTTTCAGCTTCCCGGTCATTGGCACATGGTACAAGAAGAAGTCCGTGTGCGTGTGTATCTCGCAATGGACGTGCGATTGATACACAACTTCATCCATGTGCGCAGAAAGCCTTTTGTATAGCCTTACTGCCCGGACTATATCTGAATAGCTTGCAGTTATCCTTGAATTTGTCACATCACAAACAATGTGGAAGTGTCCCGGCTCTCCCTCATATTCAAACCATTCTTCCACTTCGCTTTCCGGGTACAATGCGGAAAGTGCCTTTTCTATTGCGTACTTTGTCCCCATCTTCTTATGGACCCGGACGCTGCTTTTCAGCAAGTCACGCTTTGCCGCCAGCGGGTATGAAAAATCGTACCAGTCAACGTGCATATCATACGCCAGAATGTCCACAAGTTCTTCCGGCAGTTCGTCAATGCGTGAATATATCAGCACGTTTTCCACCGCCCCGGAAACTTGAAGAAGTTCGTCAGCCGCCGCCTTTGCAAGCGCAATCATTTTGGGGTCATGCGTCAAGGGCTGCGGCAGATACTTTGTAAAATCGCTTTCATAGATTGTTTCAGACATCCTCCAACCCCCCATTCAGTACAGTCTTGTTTTTCAGCTTCCCAACTGCAATGTCTGCTATGGTCTTGAATGTCGGCTGTCTTACCTCCACACGCTTTGCCCCTGCGTCCATCATCAATTTTGTCAGATATGACGGGTTTATATCACGCCCCATTTTTGAAGTCTGCCACACAATGAAGCTGTCAACCGCTGCCCGCACTTCCCTTTCAATCGCCGCTGCGCTCTCTTTGTTCGGCTGCGCAATCCAGAAAGTAGCGTCAATGGAAAAGTCCACCGTTTCCGGCGCAGATACGGTCACAACGTCCGTCAACGGTCTAATGTCGGAAGCGTTCAACGCTTCTTCTATTTCTGCCAGCACCGCTTCCGTTGTTTCCTGCCCGTCCCGCAGTATCACACGCACATCAACATAGCACGCTTCCGGGCTTGTCACTGCCACATCCAGCACCGCAGGGGAAACGGTCTTTGTCCAATAGATATATCCGTTTATGGGACCTGCCGTGCTGAAACTTTCCATGCTGTCCCTCATGCGCTCATAATAGCTTTCGTTGTCCTCTTTCTCTGCGCCGCCGCTGGTTGTCGTTATGTTCTCCGCTTTCTGGTAGTGGTCATACAAATCAACCACTTCTTTCACTTGCCCCGCCACAAGCCCGTTGCCGACCGTCCCCGGCTGCGTGCATACCGCTTCCACCGTGCCGGAAGTTTCCCCGGCTTTTATTTCCAGCACGTCACTTGTGGCAAACATAATCACGCCGTCAAATGAAATCCTTGTGCCAGCCGGAATGATTGTGGACTGCTGCTGCGCTTCCGATATGTAGAATTTGAATATTGCGGAAGCCGGGCTTGCCGGAAGCCGCTGCGTATCCTTGAATATCTCTGCCAGACTGTCAAGGTATTCTTCATTTTCCGACTTCGCCGCATACCTCGGCACGTTCATTTTCGCTGTTTCGTTTATCAATGTCCGCTGCTGCACAATGATTGCCGCCATCCACGATATGAAAAGCCGCTCTGGGCTTCCGGGGCGCACCTTGTAATTGTCCCGCCCTGCTTCTTTCTGCATTTCCTCATAAAGCGCAATCATGCTGCTAATTATCGTTTCTGTTTCTGTTTCCAGAAAATCAATGTCCGGGTATTTAATATCACTCAATGTCTTTCACCCCCTCCAACTCAATAATGGGTATCATTTTCCCGGTAAATGCGTCCTGCTCAAACGTGACCCCGGCAATGATTGCCCGTGGCTCTAATTCCTCTATCTGGTCATAAATGTTTCCCACCAGAATACTTTCAACCACGTTCATTGGTCTGCCTATCAGTTCCCCCGGCAGTCCCCCGTCACGGAACATGGGGCATGATTTCTGTATCAAGTCCAGAATGACCGCTATATTCTGTATCACTTCTTGATGTACGTTTCCCGGCGCAAGGTCAATTTCCTGCAAAAGTGTTCCGTCACCCCGTATCACATCCATGCTTCATCACCTCTTTGGATATTCTTTCATTGTCACTTGCGCCGTTGCCGCCCAGCAGTTCCCGTGGTTGTCGTACCGTTTCATTTCCGCAGATACCGCAGATATGACCCATCTATAAGACCCATACACCCTGCCGCCCAGCACAAGCCGCCCGGTTATCCCGCTGTTCACCATTTCATTCAGCTTCGTGATTTCTGTTAATGGGTTCGTTCCGTGGAATACAGAAAAAGCCATTGTGAAAGAAATGTTTCCCGGCTCTGGTCCTAAAAACTCCTGCACATCCCTTTTTATGTGTCTGTCATGCGTTGCGTACTTCGCAGAAGTCTTCCACGATATTTTGTCAAAGGTCTTCACGGTGTTTTCCGACACGGAAAAAACCAGATTTCCGAAACTTCCGATTTTCGCCACCGCTTACACCTCCCCCACAATGAAGCCGTCACCGTCACCGTCAGCCATCATGATACATAGCACCATATCATTGACGGACGGGACCCACGGCGTAATATACGCTTCGTGATAATGCTTGATTTTCTTTGTAACGTCCCGCACATCATATTCCAGTTCCTTTTCTGCCGTCTGTCCCTCGCTTCCGCTCTCCATTGCCGGAATGACATAGACTGGGCGTTTCAGAATGTGCAGTGGGCTTGATGTAATACCGCCTTTGTCCTTAAATTTGACACGGGCAGTCATTTTGTCCTTGTCAACGCTCATGACGGTCCCCAGCCGCACCATGTTTTTCAGTTCCGTTGCGTCTGCCATCAATATCCCTCCAATACTTGCTTCAATTCTATGTCTGTTGTATATCCCCCCGTCAGTTTGTGCGTTGCCTTTGTTATCTTGTATTTCTTATCAAACGACTGGAAGCCCCGCAGCCGCACGGTTGCGCCCGCCACCAGCTGCACATCACCCAGCATGGAAAAACTGGCTGTAAACTGCTGTGTGTTCTTCTCCCGCAGCCGTTTCTTTGCCAGTTCGTATGCTTCCCCCGTGCTGTTCACTTTTTCGTTGACTTCCAGCACTTGACCGGTCCCGTCCTTGCTGTCCGGCGTGTATGTGCTTTCAATCGTTTCTTTGCTGTCCGGGTCTGTGTATGACACATGACAGCTGGTGTATGCCGTATCATGCAAGCTGGTCCCCAGCTTGTATGAAAGATAATCGCCGCTGCCGTATATGATTGTTTTTATAGGCGGCTTCCCGTCATACTCCGCAGCGTCATATATAACGACCGTCATTATAGTTACTTTCAGCGCAAGCCCTGCCGCCTTGCATAGCTTTTGCAGAAAAGTTATATCCGATTTCTGTACTTGCTCTTTCCGCTTGTAGACCGGGTTATTTTCCGCAAGATACATCACTTGCAGCCCGGCTTCCTGCCCTATCTGTTCAGCAATCGCCTTTAGATTGCAGTTTTCCCACGCCCGGTTCTTCTTTGCCGTCCTCATGGTTGACGTGTACGGAATTGACGTGCCTTTCAGCGTGATTTTCGTGGGCGGACCGGAAGCGTCCACGCTGTCCAGTTCAAATGTACCGCAGGACAACACAACGTCTTTCCCGTTGTCGTGCCAGTTCTTTTGAACGATTGTGGCACTAATCAATTTTGGCTCTGCTGCTTGCTTCACCGTTTCTTCGACTTCCGTCACTGTGGTTGTCACTGCGCCACCCACTGTAATCTTGAACACTTGCCCCGGATAAATCAAATTCGGGTTCTTTATGTTGTTTTCGGAAGCAATCTGCGGGTACTTCGTACCGCTCCCCAGATACTGCTTTGCAATCGCCCACAACGTATCACCTTTTTTCACGGTGTAGTTGATAACATTTTCCTGCTGCACTTCCTTTGACACTTGCTTTGTTGTCCTCACGACCGTTGGTGTGATTTTCAGCCAGTTACCCAGCCATTTCCTTTCCCTATCGTCAAAGGTCAGCTGCAAATCGTCTGCCTTGTCTTCTTCTTCGTCCGTGTAGGTCATGGAAGAAAGATATTTGTTTATGTCCAGCGGTGCTTTCACATTTTCAAACTTCAACCGCAGTTCCACCCGCCGTGCTTCGTTCTTTGCGCTCATGCTATATCAAAAACCCCCTTTTCCACGGCGGCAATTCCATGTCCACGCTGTCTTCCACTTCCGGGATGGTCAATACCACCCCGGCAGGAAAGACAAATGTTGCGGCGTGTCTGGCGTTCGCTTTTATCAATTTATCCGTGTGCAGGACGCTTCCCATCTGTTCATAGGCTATTTTGTCCCACATATCCCCGGATATGGTTGTATAAGTCTTAGTCATACCTCTGCCGCTCCTCCTTATCCGCTTTATCGTCAAGCAGATTTTCAACTTGTTTCAATAGTTTCTGGTTGTTTTCTTCCAGCTTCGCTTCTAAATCTCCCGGCTGGTCCCCGTTCACAACGATTGTCGGGGAATTGTGGATTTCAACATGGTTCGTGCGGTCATTGTTCGTCACGCCCGCCCCTGCTGCCACTGTCGGTGCTGCGTTCACGGTGCTTGCCGTCTGCACCCCTGCGCCGCCCACTGTCGGTGCTGCTGCCGCCGCTGCGCTTACTGCGCCCTGCGCCGCCATAATGTCTTTTGTCTGCGCTGCCGTGAAGACCGTTCGCCCCGGCGCATTTGTTATCAGTTCCGGTCCGGCTTCTCCTGCAATGAACGTGTCCGGCGTGTTCCTTGACCCTTTCGCCAACATAGGTATCAGTGGAATATTTATGCCCTTGCCGCCCAGACCGGGGACCCAATCTGGTATTTTCAGCTTGTTCAGCCCTCCGATAATACCGTTTATAATGCTTATAATGCCGTTGACTGCGCCTTTCGCCACTGATTTTATCGCTTCCCAAATCCCGGAAAAGATTGATTTTATGCCGTCCCATGCTTGCCGCCAGTTCCCCGTGAATACGCCCGTTATAAAGGTTATCAACCCTTGAAATACTTGCATTACCCCTTGT